GTCAAGCTGTGCCTGCTCACCCTGCGGCCCTGCAACTTTCTCCTGCTGGACGAGCCCACCAACCACCTGGACAGGGCGGCCAAGGAGGCCCTGGCCCGGGCGCTGGACCGGTTCCCGGGCACGGTGCTTCTGGTGTCCCACGAGGCGGACTTCTACCGGGCTTGGGCGCAGCGCGTGGTGGAAATCGGGGGAAAGGGGCGATAGCATTTTTCCGCCCCCTGTGGTAAAATAGAGCGTGGTAAAGCGAGGTGTATCTATGCCGAGAACAGCAACGGTAAAGCGCCTGACCTTCCCGGAGGGGCGGCGGGTGCTGGCCATCAGCGACATCCACGGCAATCTGCCGTTTCTCAAGGGCGTGCTGGCCGCCGCCCATTACGGCCCCGATGACATCCTGGTGCTGGTGGGCGACCTGGTGGAGAAGGGGCCGGACAGCCTCACCACCCTCCGGTTCATCATGGAGCTGGCGGAGTGGAACACGGTGTACGGCCTGCGGGGCAACTGCGACAACCTGGTGAGCGAGTTTGTGGCCGCGCGAGGGGAGGAGGAGCGGTTCTACCGCCACTATGTGGACGTGTGGCGGGACCGCTGTCTGCTGGTGCAGATGGGGCACGCCGCCGGCTTCGAGACCCGGGGGCCGGAGGAGCTGCCCGCTCTGCGGGAGGTGGTGCGGGCCCGCTTCGGCCCGGAGCTGGCCTTCCTGGAGGCCATGCCGGAGATCCTGCTCACCCCCGACTACCTCTTCGTCCACGGCGGCGTGGCCGACGAGGCGCACCTGGAGGGGCTGGACGCCTGGAAGTGCATGAAAAACGACGACTTTCTCTCCCAGGGAC